ATCGTAGAGTTTGAATGGCTGTATACCATGGTCTAGTGTTACAATGTAACAGTAGTTATCAATAAAATATACAGGATCCTCAACACACTTTGCAACCTCTAAAATCTGTTCCTCGGTATAGGATATTTCTATACCGGCTCGTTTTAGAGAAGCATTACCATTATAACCATTATTAATCATTCAATATTACTTAATAATACTTCTCAACATCCACGCTTTCTTCTGGTGAGCACCAAGAAGGTCTTGTAAAAAATTACCTACCGCTGGTTCATTTGCTTGTTCAGCCGCAACAATACCTGCACGAAGATGAACAATATATCGGTCATTATCTGATTTTAAATTTTGCATCATAACCATTGCAGAAGGAATAACATCTACCGCTTCTTCAATATCTGCCAACTCTAAAAATCTTTCCATAGAACCTGGAGTATAAACATCCAAATAGCGAATATGTTCTGCAATAAGATCCGTTTGAGCAAAAACTTCATTATAAAAACCATTTAAGAAATCATGGTATTGTGGAAAATTTGAACCTTCAATATTCCAATGATAGTTGTGGCTCTTTAGATATAACGCAAAGTTAGTACCTAAGATTACTTTAAGTTGTTGAATTAATTGTTCCATAATCCTATTTATTCTCTCTAATTTGTTTTAATAATTCTGCGGTAGAACCAACAAATACTGCCTTCTCTACATTAATAGATTGTGTTACAGCTTGTGGTTGTAAATCTTTTTTCTTTTTTTGAACTTCTAGAAGGTCTTTATTTAAGTCAGCCAATACTTTAATAAAATTGGCGGCAACCTCATATGCCCTAGGATGCTCAGATTCTTGTGCCACTAATAACAGATTATCAATAGCACCACTACCTTTATCTAGTAAACTTTTAATGTTCTTTCTGGCTAATGCAGAGTCGGCATCAACCTCATTTCCAACCACAATCTCAGTAACCTCTGTTACGGCAGAAGTGGTTATTCTTTCTATTGGTTCAATGTCAAAGATTTCAGACAAATTATCATTCAATTTTTTCATATTAAAGTATCAGGAAATTCAATAAATGTTTCTTCAAATCCATAAGCTTGGTTTACATTTGCAGTTGGTGGATTAATAGTTGTAATAATAATAGCTGCTTTTGCCAATGTATTATCCACACTTGTTACTGTAAATGAAGCATTAGAATATACGCCTACAACCTTATCGTTGGCACTAACTCTATCACTTAAATTGGTCAGAACTAAAACACCAGTTGCAGTATTACTAAAGTATAATACTTTGCCTGTAATGCCTTTTGCTTCAATAGTAATATCTTCGCCTGTGGTGTAAACACCTTTACCAGTTGCAAAGTTTACATAAGTTCTTTGAGCATCTAAATCTGTATGGTCGGTGTATATATTGGTATTAGCTTGTTTGATTAAACCTTTGTCATTGTCAGAATAAACTGGAGGCCAGATATATGCCTTTGCAGTAAATGTTAAATTCCAAATAATTAAACGAGTGTTCATCATATCACCTTCATAATCAACTTCAGGACTTACTGAGTTGAGTAGAACAGGCATATCATATTTTTGATCCATTTTTCCAATAAAATCTACTGTAACTGTAAAATCTGGCGTAAAAAATGGAAGAATTTGCTCTAAAATTTGTGTGCCATCTTCTGTATTACGAACATAGATGGACAAACTAAAATCAAAATTGTATGGAATAGGAACATATTGTTTAGCAAATTTACCAGAACTAAACCCAAAATTCTGCATTGTGGTTTGTTGTTTTCTGGAAGAATCGTATGTCATTCCAACCAAATCAAAACTCATGCGAGGTACAACTGTATTGACTGATTTGGTAAGATTTGGATCCGATGTAATACGAGTTAAGTATTTTTCTTTGGCACCATATGATAATGGAACTTTAGTTACTTCATATGATGTTAAGCCATCTTTAGAATAACGAACCAATTGAACATCATTAAACATGGAGCCAAAAGCCACCACAATCTTACGAATGGTACGATTATAAAAATGTGAATTATTTAACATTAAGCTTCACCAAATGGGTTAGTTTCTGTAAAGTCAAGTATAGCATCCGACTCTGTTTCAATTCTATTATTGTCAACGACATCTTCAAAGGCATTATCCATTGTGGCAGTATCAGAAACAGTATTCAATGTCCAAACTGCACTACTTGTATTGCCTCTTAATGAGCCAGAACTAAATGTTCCACGAACTCTGTAAACATCAACAGATGAACCAACAACATAATTGTGAACAAGAGCTTGTGCTGTTGCATTAGCATATGTGGCATCAGGACTAACAAATACAATTTCATCATTACGATATGAACCAGAACCACCGGCATTTAATGTGAGGCGAGTTCTTGGATAAGAATCTCTAATTTGGTCATCAATTTCTGCAATACCAGTTTGAATAACCTCATTAGAGAATACAAACTGTTTCATCTTTAATGCGTAAACATAAACATTACCACCACGACCACGACCTAATGTGTAATACATGGCTTGGTTATTTTCATGTTCTACAAAAGTAATTTCAAAAAAGTTTTGTAATAATGGAACATAAATCAAATCGCCTTCAAATGGGCGGAGTTGATTTACTGTGGCCACAAATCTTCTACGGGACATGAGCATAGTCATTTCGTCCCGAATTTCTAAACCAAATTTGGAAATAAAGTCACCTTCACCTTCCATACCTGTAACATCTTCCAAATACATTTCAATTGAATAAGCTGAAACATATTGTTTTAATGTATCTTCACCGTATAATAAATCAACTGAATCCCGGCTTGACCTTGGAAGATAATAAACATCCATGCCATTGATTTGCATGGCCTCAATAACAAGGTCTTCCACCAGCAATTGTTCACTGGTGACCTGAGTTATTGGAAAGTTATTGAAGTAAAAATTTGTGGACATTCATCATCAACCCATCATTATCTCGCCAGGCAATACATTGATAACATGGATTTGTTCTTCAAGTTTATCAATTTCAACCTGTGCTTCTTGCATAATACGAGGGCCATCAAGTGTGATACCACCTGGCAATTGTATGCCAGCAAATTTACTTAAATTACTACCCCATTGATATTTAATTAATGCAGTAGCATATTGTTTTAAAAATCTATCATTCCAAATATCAGAATACCCGGCAGCAGTCATTGTTACACCAGATTGATTTGCTGTAAACGGACCACGAACTGTGATAGATGTTGGTGAATTAATTTTAGCAATCTGTAATAGTTGACTGCCAAATGTAACAAAGTCATTTTCTAAAACTTCTTGGTCAAAAATTGTATTTGTACCAACTACTGTGTTAGAAGCATTTGTAGTTGCACAAGTACCAGTTAAGGTAATTGTAGATGGATTTAATGTGCGATAACATTCAACAATAACATATTGACCTGGCTGCAAATCACTATCCCAATTAATGTCAAGAAATACTTTGTTTTGTTTACGATTAAATCTAAACTGTGGTGTACCAGAAAACAATAGTTCCAAAGTGCGAATATGTTGCATGGTAACCTCATACGACACATAAGATACCGATGTGAAGTCATAGAGGTCATGCAATCGTAATTGGTAACGCAAGTCAAACATATTGATTGAGGAGTTTGACTGGTCAAATGGAAATACACCAGTTACAAATGTAACAGCATCAGGTGCATAAATCCAACGGCGATTAATATCTTCTACCGTAATTTGGTGCTTCATATAAATCTTTTCAGTACCATCAAAGTGGAAATCTTCAAAGAATTGTAAAGCTTCGTCTATGCGGTCATCTACTTGGTCGTCATCTACATTAATATCAATGACAGGAAAGCCAAGTTTTCTTTTACAATAAAGTGCAAGTTCCGCTCTTGAATTTGGTTTTGCCATTTTTTATCCTAATGCAATTGCTAGTGCCAACACATCACCAAGTGTTGCGCCACTACTAGAAACTGCGGTATTTGTAATTGCAGTAACTCGGCCGTTTGCAGCCAAAGTAATTACAGGCACATAAGTTGCGTTACCATATGTTCCTGCCGTTGTTGTTATTGTGGTGTAATCGGTATTTGCTTGAGCAAAAGCACCGTTAGCATAAGTTGCAGCTGAGTTAGCAACATAACTTGGAGTGTTAGCTGCCAAGAAAGCTGCCGTAATACTATTATTTTGAGTAGTATCAGTAGCAGT